CGATCCATTCCGGTCACGATGAGCGGTGGCGCGTCCGCAGGGGACGTCTTCAACATTTCGGTCAGCGTCTCCGATGCTGGCGCGTCCAGCCGTGGGGATGACCCAGGCGGACGTGATCTTGGCCGGGCGATAGCCAGTGCTGTACGTCAGGAGTTGCTTGCCCAAAAGCGCGCCGGTGGTTTGCTTGACGGCCGGAGGGCGGTGTAAGTGGCGACCTTTACCTGGACCCCTTCGGTTGGAGCCAACCTGTCGATGCGGCCCAGCGTTCGCCGTGTGGCCTTTGGCGACGGCTATGAGCAGCGTTTGGCCTTCGGCATCAACACTCAGCCCCAGGTCTGGTCGTTGGAGTTTCGGGGGCGAACCAGCACCGAGGCGAGCGCAATCGATGCGTTTTTGCGCTCACGGGGTGCCGTGCAGGCCTTTGACTGGACTCCTCCTGGTGGAACTGCTGGCAAGTTCGTGTGCGAGGAGTGGAGCCGATCAGTGGATGAGCCCAATGTCGAAACGGTGCGGGTTACCTTCAAACAGGTATTTGATCTGTCATGACAGTAGCTGCGATTACCTCCGAAATCCAGAAGCTTGCCCCCAGCAGCGTGATCGAACTTTTTGTGCTGGATCTGGCACTGTTTGGCCAAGGGCCGGTTCGCTTTCATGCCGGAACCAATGCCTTGCAGCAGCGGGTTGTCTGGCAGGGCAACGCCTATGAGGCATTTCCCATTGAGGTTGAAGGCTTCGAATTCAACGGCAACGGCCAGGTACCTCGGCCGCGCCTGCGGGTAGCCAATGTCACGGGCGCCATCACGGCGCTGGTGCTCACCTACCAGGACCTCGTGGGCGCCAAGATCACACGCAAGAGGACGCTTGCGAAATACCTCGATGCGGTGAACTTTGAGGGTGGTGTCAATCCGACAGCCGACCCCTCGGCCGAATTCGCTGATGACGTGTACTACGTCGACCGCAAGTCCAGAGAAACGCGGGATGTGGTCGAGTTTGAGTTGGCCGCATCGTTTGATCTGGAGGGGGTCACACTCCCTCGTCGGCAGATCGTTCAAAACGTGTGCCCCTGGCGCTACCGTGGGGCAGAGTGCGGTTACACCGGTACGTTCTACCTAGATGCCAATGACCAGGCGGTTGGCTCAAGCAGCCTGGATGTCTGCGGCAAACGTCTGTCATCGTGCAAGGCCCGGTTTGGGCAGAGCGCTGAGTTGCCCTTTGGTGGCTTTCCGGCAGCTGGGCTGATTCGTTGATGCTGCCTGAGAACCAAGCCCTGGCGCTCGATCACGCCCGGCAGGCGTATTCAGGGCCAGACGGTCCGCGCGAGTCGTGCGGGCTGCTCGTGATCCGAAAAGGTCGGGAGGTTTACTGGCCGTGCCGAAACCTGGGTGTGGGAACCGATCAGTTCGTGATTCACCCCGAGGACTACGCCAAAGCCGATGAGCAGGGCCAGATCGTTGCCGTGGTGCACAGCCACCCCGGTCTGCCGCCCGAGCCGAGTCAGGCTGACCGGGTGGCGTGTGAGGCCAGTGGCTTGCCTTGGCACATCGTGAGTGTCCCAAGCGTCGCCTGGGCAAGTATCGAGCCGTCGGGCTATGTCGCCCCGTTGGTAGGCCGCGAATGGTCTCACGGCGTGCTCGACTGCTACGCCCTGGTGCGCGACTGGTTCCGAGCAGAGCGCGGGGTGGAATTGCCCAACTTCGCGCGCTTTGACGACTGGTGGAAGCGCGGGGAGAACCTCTACCTGGAAAACTTTGCCCAGGCTGGCTTCTTCCCGGTGGATGCCGATGAACTAAAGGTTGGGGACTGCTTCCTGATGCAGGTGGCATCCCCTGTACCGAATCACGCAGCGATCTATCTTGGAGACGGGCTGATCCTTCATCACTTGCAGGGGCGTCTTTCCAGTCGAGATGTCTACGGCGGCTATTGGCAAAAAGTCACAACACACATCCTCAGACATGGTCACAATCATTCTTCTTGGTGAACTTGGACGCCGGTTTGGCCGCAGGCATAGCCTGGCCATCTCATCGGCTGGCGAGGCCATAAGAGCGCTGGCGGCCAATTTCCCGGCTTTTGAGCGGGAACTGGTGGCCTCAGGAGAGCGTGGTGTGGGCTACCGCGTGCTGGCTGGTCGTGAGGCGTTGACACTGGATCGTCTGCATGAGCCGACAGGACAGAGCCGCATCACCATTGCCCCGGTGGTCTCTGGTGCAGGTGGTAATGGCCTCGGTCAGATCTTGCTGGGTGCAGCCTTATTGGCAGTCGCTTGGTGGAACCCGTTGGGCTGGGCGGCGTCGGGCGCGTTTTTGTCACAGGCCACGCTCTACTCGGTAGGCACAGCCATGATTCTTGGTGGCGTGGCGCAGATGATTGCGCCTACGCCGAAGGCCACGGAGCCCTCAGAGCGCCCAGAAAACAAGCCAAGCTACAGCTTCAATGGTGCTGTCAACACCACCGCCCAGGGGCATCCCGTGCCGGTGGGTTACGGCCGATTGATTGTGGGCTCAGCGGTGATCAGCGCCGGCATTGACGTGGATGAGATTGCCGCATGAAAAAACACGCCATGACTGAACTCATCATTGGTGCGGGCGGTGGCGGCAAAGGCGGTGGAGGTAGCGCTCGTGTGGCGCAGGAGGCTCCCGACAGCCTGCGTTCCAAAGCCTATGCGCGAGTGGTTGACCTCATTTCCGAGGGTGAGATCGAGGGGCTGGTCGACGGCCTGCAATCGGTTTACCTGGACGACACGCCGATTCAGAACCCTGATGGCTCGACCAACTTCTCAGGCGTCACTCTGGAGACCCGTAACGGCAGCCAGCAGCAAAGCTATGTGCCGGGGTTCTCGTCCGTCGAGAATGAGGTGGTCGTCGGTGTAGAGGTCAAGGCGAGCCAGCCGGTGGTGCGCTCCATCACCGACCCGGATGTGGACGCCGTTCGGGTCAAGGTGAGCGTGCCGCAGTTGACCAACCAGGACACGACCAATGGCGATCTCAATGGCAGTACGGTGAACTTTGCGATCGATCGCCAAGTGAACGGCGGTGGGTTCGTGGAGATGATCAACGACACGATCTCCGGCAAGACCACGACCAAGTACCAGCGCAGCTACTACGTGCCGCTTACGGGCAGTGGCCCCTGGGATATCCGCGTGCGCCGGATCACGGCAAACTCGGCCTCAAGTGCGATTCAGAACAAGACCTTTGTGGAGTCCTACACCGAGGTCATCGAGAGCAAGCTGCGCTACCCCAACAGTGCCCTGGTAGCGCTTCGGGTCGATGCGTCCCAGTTCTCGAGCATCCCGCGGCGCAGCTATGACATGAAGTTGCTGCGGGTTCGTGTTCCCGTGAACTACGACCCAGCCACACGCGCTTACAGCGGTGTGTGGAATGGCACCTTCAAGATCGCCTGGACCGATAACCCTGCCTGGTGCTTTTACGACCTGGTGACCAGCACCCGCTATGGTTTGGGTGGCTACATCCCTGAGGCCCAAGTCGACAAGTGGGCGCTCTACCGGGTGGCCCAATACTGCGACCAGTTGGTTCCCAACGGGCTGGGCGGTTTTGAGCCGCGCTTTACCTGCAACCTGTACCTCCAGACGCGGGAGCAGGCCTACAAGGTCGTGCAGGACATGGCCTCTATCTTTCGGGGCATGGTGTACTGGTCCGGTGGGGCGATCACGGTCACGCAGGATGCACCCGCTGATCCGGTCTACCAGTTCGCCCCCAGCAATGTCGTGGATGGCGAATTTGCCTACCAGGGGTCTTCGGCGAAGGCGCGGCCGATCGCGAGGTTCCCCTGCGCAACCAGGTCCAGTACCTGCACGCCGGACGCGAGCACCTTGCCGTGCTCCTCGATGTGGCAATCGCCGGCCGGGAAGGCGGTCTGCCGCATCCAGT